GAGATGCATTTTTCTTAACCCCTGCTGAGTTTGAAAGAAACGGTGGGGCAGATGGATTTATGAGAAAGCTGGCAGCAGATGTTTCAAATAAATTAGATGTGCATATTGTTGATGATTTAAGAAACTTACTAGATGATCCTCCTGCTGCATTAGACCTAGCTGCAACAAACATCCAACGTGGCCGTGATTTAGGTCTTGGTACCTTAAACCAAACAAGAATAGCCCTTGGGTTAGTACCTTACGAACAGTGGAATCAAATAACATCCGATCCTGCACTTCAAGCTGCATTATCAACTGCTTACGGTGATATTCAGAATGTGGATCTATGGATTGGCGGATTGGCTGAAGATAGAGTTACTGGAGCAATGGTTGGGCAAACGTTCCGCACAATTCTCGTCGATCAATTTACAAGACTACGAGATGGTGATCAATACTGGTGGGAGAATAGACCGTGGACTCCTGAAGACCGCGCCTTACTAGATAATACTACATTGGCAGGACTGATTTTAAGAAACACCAATACTATAAAAATACAAAATGATGTATTCACTGCTGTAGAAAGAGCGGACCTATATAACGGTTTGATTCCTAGTGCTACTCCTATTGTAGTTCCTAATATTCCGCCAGCAGCTTTTAATACTACTTTTGATGGCGGTGTTACTACATTCGACAAAAGATTTAGCTTTACTGTTAAAGCTAGAGACACTGCTAGATTTGCAGAGTCTATTAAAAAATTCCGTGTAACTGTTACTAACGAAAATGTAAAAGCATTTGCTAATTTATATGTTAAACCGTTACAGAAAAAAATCAAGAGACTAAATTGGTTTAACTTTATCACTGATTCAAGTATTTTTAAACCCAAAGAAGTTTATCGTTTTGGGGATCCTAACTTTGGGGTTCAGACTGAACTTAAAGTTTTATTGTTTGCAGGTATTGAAAGCACAGAAGCAATAAATTTTGTGCAGGCAATGAGTCGAAATCATGGAAAGAAAAGATTGAATTTCGGAGCCGTAAAATCAGCCAAGGCCAAAGATCCGATTACACAAGAAACAATTTACGAAGCGATATATGTAGACATTGTCGATCCCTTAGAACAAAATGGCGTAACTATTAGCTCAACTGTGCAGTTGCCGGATAACATCAATAGTCCTGTATTAGTCAGTTATAATGACATTAAAGTTGATAGTGATATTCCGTTCGTTAGCGATCGAGATAAACAACGTGTGTTTCCTATATCGATTAAAAATATGAGAAAACGTATTCAGGGTGTTGGAGAAAGAGATCGTACATATCTTCCGTTATGGATGCGCAGTATACAGGACAATGCTCTTACTGAACCTGGATATGTTAAGGCATTAGTGCTTTGCTATGTACAACCTGGAAAGGCTGATGTAGTCATGTCCAGAATAAAATATAGCGAGTTTGATTTTAAAACTATTGATTTAGAAATGGATCGATATGTTATAGATGTGCTAGATAAACAATTCCAAGACCAATACCTAGCATTTCCAACACATAGTTTAAATACTACAACAAACGATGCAACGGCGCCAGCAGCACCTGTTTCATCAATCCCTGTAATTGCAAGATACGTTTTTGACAGTGAAACTGCTAGTTTTGACAATGCTGCGATAACATGGGACCGAGGATTTTAAAATGACACAACAAATTATTAACATAGGATCAACTCCAAACGATCGCACCGGCGATACCATGGTTGTTGGAGCAACTAAGATAAATGCTAATTTTACAGAATTGTATAGGATTGTTAACGATCGATCAGTGATTCAAGCTAATGCATTAGGCGGAACGACCTTAGCCAATAATGTAATATCAAGTAGCTTAACCAGTGTTGGTACATTAACAAACTTATCTGTTACCAATCCCATTGCTGGTTCTATAACAGGCAATGCAGGAACTGTAACTCATGGTGTTTATGATAATGTTGTTTATCAAGATCCTTCCTGGATTGCTAGTTTAAATTATAATAAAATTGTCGGATTCCCCTTAGGATTTAATTCTACTCCTGCTGGTGTTGGACCATATGGAGCACTAGGCGGAGTTAAGGTCGATGGCGTTACTATTACTATCGATGAAAATGATGTTATTAGAAGTGCTTCAGCATATACATTACCTGTTGCATCAACTCAGACATTAGGTGGGGTTAGAGTTGATGGCACCACTGTTATCATGAATGGTAACGTTCTGTCTGCTATCAGTGCCATCGGCACAGCGGCTGCCGGAGCTTTAACTGGTACAACAATTGCTAGTAATGTTGTTAATTCAAGTTTAACTACTGTTGGATCATTAACCTCGTTATCAGTAACTGGCGATTCGAATCTCGGTGGCAATCTTTATCTATCGGGAAATTTAACAGTTAACGGTAGTACAACCACAGTAAATGCAACTACATTAACTGTTGATGATAAAAATATTGAGCTTGGTTCTGTACCTAGCCCGTCCGATATCACAGCCGATGGCGGTGGTATCACCTTAAAAGGAACGACTGACAAAACTATTATATGGTCGAGCTCTACAGGAAGATGGACATTTAATACTGCTGTCGAAGCCACATCTTTTGTTGGCAACGCTTCAACCGCGACTAAACTAGCAGCGGTAAAATATATTAACGGCATAGGGTTCGACGGAAGTGCTGATATTACTGTAACAGCTGATGCAAATACCTTAACTGGCTCGACACTAAAATCAACAATAACAAGTTCAAGTTTAACCAGTGTTGGTACATTGGCCAATCTAACAGTTACTAATACGATCTCTGGAAGTGTCAGCGGTAGTGCTGCAACATTAACAACATCTCGAAATATTAATGGCATAGCGTTTAATGGTAGTGCAGACATCACAGTTTCAGCAGCGGCCGGAACATTAACAGGTACGATCCTAGCAGGTAACGTAGTATCAAGTAGTTTGACTAGTGTTGGAACGATTGCTACTGGTACGTGGAACGCTACTGCGATAGGAGCAACGAAAGGTGGTACTGGTCTAACTTCATATGCTAGCGGTGATGTGATTTATGCATCGGCAGCTAATACTCTATCTAAGTTAGCTAAAGGAGTTAACAGTCAGGTTCTAACACTTGTTGCAGGATTTCCAGCATGGTCAGACGTTCCAGTATACACACTACCAACTTCAAGTACAAGTGTACTAGGTGGCGTTAAGGTTGATGGTTCTACAATCACAATTACTAACGGTGTTATTAGTAGCACTGGAGGATATAGTTTACCGACTGCGTCAACTACAGTTCTAGGTGGTGTCAAGATCGACGGAAGTACTATAACATTGAATGGCAGCAATCAATTAGTTGCTACTGCTTATACTTTGCCTACAGCAAGTAATTCAGTGTTAGGTGGCGTTAAAGTAGATGGTACAACTATTACTATCAATGGTAGTGGAGTTATTAGTGGCGCAAACACTTATACATTACCTACAGCTAGCACATCTACGTTAGGCGGTGTTACTGTTGCCGCAGTAGGCACCAGTGGTCTCAATAATACCAGCGGAGCGATAAGTTTAGCAACAGCAGGAACAAGCCAATTGGGTGGAGTTAAGATTGACGGCACTACCATTACTATCGATGGTAGCGGAGTTATCAGCAGCGCAAGTAGTCTAGCATCACGCGGAACTGTTGCCGGAACTACAGCCAGTTTGGCAAATAACGCTACCGGAAACTTAACCATTGTAGGATTCAAGGGCTACGTATTATACAAGATACAGACATCAGTAGGTGCATGGGTAAGAATATATACCGATGGCGCTAGTAGAACTGCAGATGCTAGTCGAGTACAAACTTCCGACCCAAGTCCGGGATCTGGTATTATAGCAGAAGTTATTACTTCAGGCGCACAAACAATTGTAATTAGTCCCGGAACTATTGGATTTAATAACGAAAGTTCTCCGACAACAAATATAGAACTAGCAGTTACAAATCTAAGCGGTTCCACAGCCACAGTTACAGTAACTTTGACTATAGTAAAAATCGAGGGATAATATGAGCGATTTAAAAGAATACATTGTTACTGCTAAAACAATGGCTGATGCCGATTCGATTATCGCAGACATGGAATCGCCTGATGGAAATTTATATATTCCTAACAGAACTGTTGATATAACACAACTACGAGAGATCAGTAGAAATACACATTTCATGTTGTCGGATGAAGAAGCAGAACAACTGAGAAATGACCCTCGAGTAATAGCTGTAGAACGTCCTCCTAGAGAAATGGGCATTGAAGTTGTTCATCATTGGTCACAATCTGGTAATTTTGAAAAAAGTTCTACCATTGATACTAATGACAAAAACTGGGGGTTATATCGAGTAACTTCTGGTGCTACCCTTTCGGGCTGGGGAACTGATGGATCATTTACGCAAAGTGCTCAGACTGTGACTACAACTAGTTCTGGAAAAAACGTAGACGTGGTGATCGTCGACGCACACATAAATCCCAATCATCCAGAGTTTGCTATAAACGCAGACGGCACCGGTGGTAGCAGAGTTAATCAGTTTAATTGGTTTACATTGAGTTCGGCTGTTGGAATATCTACAACTGGACCATATGACTATAGTAACATGTCTAGCAATCACGGAACTCACGTGGCAGGCACAGTGGCAGGCAACACACAAGGCTGGGCGAGAGACGCTAATATCTATAATATGGAATTTGGCTATGCTGGCGCAAATGCCCCAGTGAACTGGGAACTTTATATTTTTGATTATCTCAGAGCATTCCATAAAAATAAAGCTATCAATCCTGCAACTGGTCGAAGGAATCCCACAGTTACCAATCATAGCTGGGGTTACAGCTATAACGATATTCAGTTATCATCAGTTACTAGTGTTACCTATAGAGGAACAGTTACAAACATATCAGCATTAAGTACAGCTAATAAAAAAATATCGTTAGAACAGAATGGTGTGCCGGTTCCTGCAGGAACATATCTATATCGCACACCATATCAATATGCTGCTCTTGATGCTGACGTTACCGATGCAATAGCCGATGGAGTTATTGTTGTGGCAGCGGCAGGTAATAGTTTTTGGAACTCAGGATACTCTTCCGACACAGATTATAATAACAGTATTAATGCTGGAGGCACCATCTACCACTCTCGAGGGTCGAGTCCAGCTGTGGCGGCGGGCGTAATTGTGGTCGGCAATGTAAGTGCTCAGCAGGCAGAATATAAAAACAGTTCTAGCAATTATGGCAATAGAGTCGACATATGGGCTCCGGGAAGTAATATTGTTTCCTCAGTGTTCGACTCAACTGCTGCCACTGAATTTGGCATCACCTTAGCAAATGATCCTAGAAATTCAAGTTATAAAATAGGTAGTATCTCAGGAACAAGTATGGCCAGTCCACAGGTCTGCGGATCATTGGCTTGTTTAGCTGAACAAAATCCCAACCTCACTGCTAGCGAAGCACTGACCTATCTCATAGCGAATTCTAAGAAAAATCAGATTGCCAGTACCGGATCAAGCTATGGAAACTATCAATGGTTTGGAAATAGCAACAATCGATACTTATTTTACACATTAGAAAGACCCGTAAGTGGTCAAACACTGCCTAGAAACACATTTAAAGCTAGACCTAATCCTGCATCAGGAGCAGTTTACCCTAGAACAAAAATAAGATCATGGGGCTAATCAGTGATAAATATACTAAGAAAATACCACACGTGGAGATTATACTGTGACAAGTAACGTAACATATTCTGGCATAAACGAAAACTTCCCTGTAGCCGGACAGGATAACGACACCCAGGTGTTTAGAGATAACTTTGCGACCATTAAAACTGGCCTAAGAAATGCCAACTCAGAAATCACTGATTTGCAAGAGTATGCAGCAAAAATCAATATTACTAATGATTATGAAATGCAGATTCAACAAAGAATGATTTTTAAAAATTGCAAAGACTCTGTTTGGGCTCCTTCAGGAACATACGGTTCTCCAGGGTTTGGTGGCGGAAATATTGATTATACTGTTGGAACATATCAAGTGTGGTCTTTTGATTCAGCTACTAACAGTATCGAAATTATGAATTTGCCAGGGGATCCTGCGGTAAGTTCACAAGAAGGAAGTTTGCAGCGTGGTGTTGGCAAGCTTCGATTAGAATTATATAACAATGACAATCTTTCTTCTAAAAATATAACCTTTACCACAACTGCAGGAACAGTTATTAAACGTTCTAATTTTCCAGCAGCAGGTGCTGATCCACTTAGATTAAACCTAACACTTGATACAACTGCATATGATGATCCAGTAGTGATTGATATATGGCGCCATAGTAGCGATCAAATCTTTTTCCAATACATCGGACAGTTTAGCTAAAATGTTTAATCCGTTAGTCGACGATCTTAGTCATCTTAAAGATAACGAAGTTGAAGAAAAGGTCCTCGAATTGAGCAAAAAATACTTCACGGCCCAGCGATTAGGCAAGCCAGAACTCTTGACACAAATCTCAAATCTTGTTACAATATATAAACAAGAAATGTCTAAAAGAAATAGTAACAAACTAAAAACACAATTAGACGGTGATTTGGATCAATTGATTAATGTGGACTAATAATACCCAAGAACAATTAATAGAAGGTGTACTAAGACATGGACCAGATATTTTGTCCAAGTGTCTTGCAGATCCTAACGATCTAACTCAATATCTAGAGCGTTTAGAATTTGAACATCTGCATTATCCAATCCCAAAACAAACTATAGATATTACCAATTGGAATATTCCCTACGAATATAAAACAATGGATATTTTAGATTGGCTTTATCAGCGATGTCCGACTCCAGAAATTCGCGAAAGAGTAGTCGAAGAACTAAGACTATTTGCCAAATACGATATGATTCCTGTGCTAAAGGCCATGAAATATCTAGTAGACACACTTAGGGCCAATAATGTTGTTTGGGGTGTAGGGCGTGGAAGTAGTGTAGCCAGTTATGTGCTTCACATCATAGGGGTCCATAAGATCGACAGTATTAAATACAATATACCAATAGAAGAATTCTTTAAGGAGAAACAAAATGGGTAAGACATACACAACTATGCGCGGTAAGGAAATCGACATGGAGAAGTTAAATCTTCAGAACGAATTGCTACCAGCAGTAGGAAACATGAAAGTAAACGCTCGCGGTGACGAACTAGGTCCAGGCGGCAAGATTGTAAGAACTCGAGAAGAAATTTTACAAGATTATTATGCTGCAAATCCAAGAGCAGTATCAGAAGAAATCTCTAAACGCACTAAGGGCTAAAATGAGTTTTGCATTTGAAGCTAAGAAAATTAAGGTACGGGCACTATCTAAAGATATCCTAGTTATTAATATGGACATGGGCGAAATGAAAACGTCCGGAGGCCTTGTTATTGCTAGTGACGATGGTAAAGCACACGGTGTTAAACCTCGCTGGGCTCAAGTGTATAAAGTTGGCCCTGATTGCGGTATCGACGTTAAAGAAGGCCAATGGATTCTGATCGAACACGGTCGTTGGACTCGTAAAATTAAGATTGACGACGGCGAAGGCGAAAAAGAATTTCAAAAAGTCGAAGTTAAATCTATTCTAGCTGTTACCGATGAAAGACCGAATGATTTTTATATCGGTCAAGAATTTGAAAGTGTATCTTCAAACATTAGGCCAGAAGATTTTATCAATAGATAATGCATCTCAAAAAAAAGTCTTGGAGTATGAGTGATATTTTAAATCAAATTCATGCACTAGCACGTGAATGCAAAAGCCCTTATAATGAGGGCTTTACTGCCTTTGAACTCAAAAAAGATCTCTACGAACTTAAATTTGCTTTAGACGAAGCTATCAAAACCTCACCCACGTTTGCCGGTGAAGAAGAGTGGTTGACAGAGCAAGAAAAAAAACGTATAATTAAAATACTTAAATCATAAAGAGGTAGAGATGACTAATCCGTTTCGCGATCAAGAAAAATTCATGCGGGCTTGCGACCAAAGCGTAGGCGAGTTTAATGTAGAACAGTTTAATTTATATACTAAATTAATTGAAGAAGAGTTTAAAGAGCTTGGTGTTGCTGTAAACAATGTTGATAAAGTAGAAACACTAGATGCACTTATTGATATCGTAGTAGTTACCATCGGAGCATTACACAGTATGGG